ATGGTTCCAAATTGTGTTCCAGTTGAACAAGCCATGGAAATGGAAAAACAAGAATTTAAAACTTATAATGATTACCCTGAAAGTGCAAAAAATAATGCGTGCAAAGCATTAAGATGGAGAGATGAACATGGTGATGAAGTAAAAGGAATGACACAAGTAGGGTGGATTAGAGCCAATCAATTATGTAAAGGTGAAAACATATCAGAAGAAACAATTTCTCGTATGTCAGGATTTCAAAGACATAAAGAAAATTCAGAAGTATCACCCGAATTTAAGTCAACTCCTTGGAAAGATAGAGGATATGTTGCATGGTTAGGTTGGGGTGGAACTACAGGAATTGAATGGGCATCAAACAAATTGGAAACAATCAAAAACCAAAAAATGACATTTGCTTATGATGAAGATAAAAAAATCTTGATCGGTGCAGCAATGGTGCCAAATAGAATGATTCACCGTTATGACGAACTTGGAAATTTATATTATGTTTATTTTTCAAAAGAAAGTATTGCAAAAATGGCAAAAAAGTTTCTGAAAGAACAACGCACTGATGACACGTCCATAGAACATAACGGAATTAAATTAGGAAAAGATAAAGTATTTATATCTGAGTCTTGGATTAGTGAAGATCCAATTTATGATAAATCACATAAATACGGTTTTTCACTTCCTGAAGGGACTTGGTTTGTAAGCATGAAAGTCAATGATGATAAAGTCTGGAAACTTATAAAATCAAAAACTCTCAATGGATTTTCTGTTGAAGGATTATTCGCAGAAAAATCAGTTTTCTCAAAAGAAGACAAACAAATAAACCAAATAACGAAAATACTAAAATCAATTAAAGATGACTAGTAAACAAGCAATCGAAAAAATCAAAAGATTACTTAGTTTGGAACCACAAAAATTTTATGAGGCGAAAACTGAACAAGGTGTTCAACTCAAAATGGAAGGTGAACTTGAACTAGGTGCTCCGATTTATGTTGCAACCGATGAAGGAATGATTCCTGCTCCAGATGGTGTTCACAAACTTGATGATGGTGCTGAAATTGAAGTCGCAGACGGCAAAATAAGCAAAATCAAAATGGGTGAAATGAAAACCAAAGACGAGATCAAGGAAGTCAAAGATGAAGAGGAAGCAATTGCAGATGAAAACATGTCTCAGGTTGAATTAGAATTTGGCGATGTTAAACTAAAAAATGGCGAAATAATTCGTATTGGTGGAGATGAACCAAGTGTAGGCTTACTTGTAAAAAAAGTAAGTTATGATGGCACATTATCTGCAATCTCTGATGGAGAATATGAAACAACAGGTGGAAAAGTAATTTCAATTGTTGGTGGCGCAATTAAAGGTTATCAAGATACCAAAGACTATGAGGCCAGAAAGACAGGTAAATTCGTTGAAGCAAAAACGGCTGATGGTGCAAAAGTGGAATCACCTACTTTTGACGTTGGCGAATCAATTGATGTTGTAGATCAGGATGGCAAAAAAACTCCGGCACCTGATGGAGAACACCAAGTGGTATTGAAAGATTCTGAAGGCAATGATGTTAAAATTCGTGTTATTTCAAAAGATGGAAAAATTGTTGAACGTGAAAACGTTGAAGAAAAACCAGAACAAGAAATGGAAGACGAAAAAATGACAGAAATTGCAGAACTTTTCAAAAAGGCACTTGAAAAATTTGAAAATAAATTAGACAAAATGGAATCAAGATTTTCAACTCTTGAAACAAAATTTAATAAGTTTTCAAAAGAACCGGCTGGAGAAAAAGTTTATACCCAAAAAACTATAAATGAAGAGATTCCATCATCTTCAAAATTAGATGGATACAGAAGATTAGTAGAAATACTATCTCAAAAATAAATTAGAAAAAAAAACAAACTCAAATGAAAAATTCTTTAAAAAAATTGAACTTTTCTTACGACCTTGCAGGTTTGAGCTCATATGTAGACCAATTGTCAACTGATATTATATCTGAGGCGGTTCTTGAACCAATCAGTATGAAATATTTGAATGTCATTCCGGGAATTAAAGGCACACAAAATGTCAATCTACTTTCAGAAACTTTGCAAGTTCAAACTGGAACCAACTGTGGTTTCACAAACTCTGGAACAACAGAATTTACTGTGGCTCCATTGACAGTTCAGGCATATAAGGTGAATCAATCCCTTTGCCTGGAACAATTAAATACACTCTGGCTCGGGCAGTTTTTAAATGCAGGATCTTATAATGAAACTGCACCATTCGAAGCAGCAATCACAGATTTGCAAACTAAACAAATTAAGCGTTTCAACGAAGATCAATTATGGCAAGCAACTTCTGGTTCAAGCACATATTCTGGTTTCCTTGAATTATTTGCTAATGCAAACTCTGGAACTGGATTCAATGTTCTTACTGGTCAAACTGCACTTTGTTCCGTGACTGGTTCATCAACTCAACAACAAGCATACAACGTGCTTACACAAGTTGATAATATTATCAACGGTCTTGATAGAAATATTTTCCAGCGTGATGACGTTGTTATCTATATGTC